TCCCTCCGTTCCGCAACTAAGCGGCGCGACGAATATGGCGGTGGAGCCGACCAGCTCTTCATCTATGACGAATACGCCTATGGCGAGCGTTTGGCGGCTGCAACGACAGGCGCTTTCATCGCTGAGATTCTTGGCGACGCGACCGCTCCTGCGTAATAGGAGGAGATGTTAGAGCATAGGCGGATCTGGGCAGAGCAGCATGGGCCAATTCCGAAGGGTTGGGTCGTCCACCACCTCAACGGGAACAAGGGCGACAACCGCCTGGAGAACCTTGCTGCCCTACCTAGAGAGGCCCCTGCTCACAAGATCGTACCGCCCTATAGGGAACGGATACGAAAGTTAGAGAGACTGCTAGAGCAGTCGGAAGGAAAGTAAATGGCTACTATTCAAGGCGGAGAAGGACGAATCCGCCTATTTGAAGACTTCTTCAACACATACGACACCACTAACGTCGCGGACAACTCAACCACGCCTGACGCGGTTGCTATAGGCCCGTTCTCAGTGTTTGGGGAAGGGCTTATCGAGATCGACGCTGGGCTTTTCCACGTTAACTCCCCTAACGGCGTGGTCAGAGTCACAACCACGAACGTTGGCGATGATGGCACCGCTATTGGCACCGCTAACTGCTTCACGGCGGCGCTGAACGGCCCAATCGTTCTCGAAGCCCGCTTGGAGTTCAACAACATCGCAACAAAGCGGTGCTTCTTCGGCCTCACCGATGCAGAAGGCGGCTCTGGCAAGAAAGACCTGAGCATCGAGGATGACATCTGTGCTTCTACCACGCTCACCTTTACCCCCGTAGCGTCAGATTATGTCGGCTTCCTGTTCTCCTCGGAGATGACGGATGTTGATGTTTGGCACTACATCTACCGCGGCGGGTCTACCGCGATGACAGGCGGGGCTGTGAGCGAGACTTACGACTTCGATGGCTATGAGCTTGTTGCTGGTACTATGCAGATTCTACGCCTTGAGGTCGACCCGAACGGCACGGCTCGCTGGTACATCAACGGGGTACTACTGGCGACCGTCGAGGGTGCCATTGCTACCGATGTGGCTATGGGCGTCGTCCTTGGCGTCGAGGCCGTCGGAAATGCTGTCGAAGAGATGGACGTTGACTATCTGCTGGTCGAAGCGGCTAGGGATTGGACGGTATAGCGATGTCTAGAATTGATTTGACGAACTTCAACACAGAGCTTCTAGTCAACGCTAAGACCACGGGAGTAGGGCGAGCTGGTCAGGGCAACCTAGTGGCGGCAGCGGGAACGCTAGAAGGTGCTCCCGTTACTGCTGACTTGGCGTACCTGTTCTCTCTGAATGGCGATGTCTTCGTTGCCAATGGTGGAACGGCAAGCTCCCCCATTACCTTTGCGGGTGCCTACGACGCCGATGGCCCCGACTTCGTGATCGATGTTCCTCTCAACACAACCATTGTTCCCTTGGTGATTGACATTCACTACGAGACAGTGGGTACTTCGCTGCTTCTAGAGGCATTCGCATCAATCTCCAACTCGCTTGCTGGAACTTGCACGGTCACTGGCGGCGCAGCGGTTACTCCAGTCAACATTCGCACGGGATCGGGGAGGAAATCTGGCTGCTCCGTAAACTCTGCGGTTGATGCGGCTGGTTGCACCGCGCAGACGGGCAACGTCTACGAACTGCCTTTCCGTCGTGGGTTTGAGCTTGCAGAGGCTATGGCGGCAACCGAACCTGGATGGCCTGAGAGATCGTGGAAGTGGAGCGCGAAGCAGGACGGTATTTACCCCATCATGGATGGGGAATCGTCACTGTTCATCCATTGTGCTTCCCAGGCTGGCACGGGCTTCATCACCGTTGTCTACTACGAGGTCGGCACGCCCAACATCTAGGAGGTGTAACGATACCAATTTATGACTATCGCTGCGAATGTGGCGTAGTCACCGAGGCGAGGCGGGGGGTGAACGTTAAGTCTATCCCCTGCCCCGCCTGCGGGGGAAACGCAATACGAGACTTACCGCGCAGGGTGGGGCTAATGGGCCTGCCCACGCGAGGTAGCTCGGTATCAGTTGGGGCACTAGCCCCTACCGAGGAGGGTTAAATGGCAAACCCAAATTACAACGGGTTTAAGTGGGACGAAGTGAATTCCCGTCTCTATGTCTACGTCAGTGGCACAGCCATCGGCTACTTTTCCAGCACAGGTTTCAACCTGGAAACTAGCAAGGGCCTCGTCTGCCCTGGCACCACAACGCTTGCAGGCGTGGCCTACACCTGGCCCGCTGCTGACGGTTCTTCTGGGCAAGACCTGAACACGAACGGCAGCGGTACGCTGTCCTGGGCGTAGGAGGGGCGAGATGGCAAACCCCAACTATAACGGCTGGTGGTGGGATGAAGTGAACTCCCGTCTCTACATCAACGTTCAGGGCACGGGCATCTGCTACTTCGATAGCAACGGCCTCACGTTGACCGGCGCCCTGGGCATTGTCGTTCCAGGCACCACGACACTCAACGGTATCGAGTTCACCTGGCCTAGTAGTGACGGAACCGCGACCCACGACCTCAACACGGATGGTAGCGGTACGTTGTCCTGGTCGGCGTAATGACCGTTGTGAGAACCAGCCCGAACGACAGCGAGGAGACGAAGGAGAATAAGAGAAGGGAGACCGAGGAAGCGAAACGCAGCCTTGAAGCTACCCGCGAGGCGATAAAGAGAGAGTTCGGTGAGCCTAGACCTTATAACGAATAGGGTTTCGCCTGATGAGAAGGCGTGGTGGCTTGTGGAAGTCATAACAACCCCCCTTGCTATTCAAAAGAGGTTCAAGCAACTACGTCTCTTCGATATGACAGGGCGGCACCGTTACCAGATCGTGACCGTGAATCGCGGGGATCGTCTGGCGCGGCACATCACCGACATGGGAAATGCGAGTCTCTACAGCTGTGGGGGACTGAACATCCCTGGCCTGTGGGAGAACACCGTTGGGCAGTTAAGGGAAACTGCTGACAACTGGCGTAGTGACCAAACATGGGAGAAGCAAGTCATAGCTGACGCACAAGGCGGAAGCACGCTGATAGACACCTGGCTCAAGCAGGAAGAGAACAAAAAGAAGGCCCTGGTGGGCCAGAGTGTCTTCGGCCCAGGCGTCTCAAGGAGGAGATAGCGTGGTACAGGAACAAATCCAGGAAGCATTAGTTGATCTGGCAGCAGAGGAGGCCCAGGGCGAAGGCGGGGGCCTGAAGGTTTTAAAGGATGTGACCTCGGAACTTGAGGGCATGGTTCCCAAGGGCGAAGGTCAGATGAACCTCATATCGAGTGCTGGCACACTCGATGTCTGGAATCGCCATTCGGGGCGGCATAGCCACATTCTCACGGATCAATTGCGTTTTCAGCTTCGCAAGAGATTTCCGCGTAATCACCCTATGGCGGGCCAGAGGGTCTACAGCCTTAAGCCCGTAGATGTAGCCGTTGCTCCCAAGTTGAAGTGCTGGCTACACCCTGATCACCCGAAACGTGAGTGGCTGAACAAGATCGGACTCGTGGGTAAGACCTGCCTAGCTGCAAGCATCCCAACCGAATACGCCATTAGGGTTCACATGAGGAGACGGCACCCCACGGCCTACGACCTGATTCTGGACGAAGAGCGCAAGGAGGAGAAGCGCAAGGACAACGAGCTTCGGCAGAAGGAACTTGAGGCGTTGCAGAAGATCGCGGGGCCGAAACGAGAAACCTACGAATGCCCCCACTGTGATCGCTTCTTCGACACCCCGCAGGGACTCAAGCTGCACATAACCAAGGAACACAAGGATGCCATTAACTAAGAAGGGCAAGAAGATCAAGCGGGCGATGAAAAAAGAGTACGGCAAAGAGAAGGGTACGCGCGTATTTTACGCCTCGCAGAACAAAGGAACCATCAAGGGAACGCACAGGAGGAAGTAGATGGCACTGTCACCAGCAGAGAGAGCGAAGGCGGCAGAGCGCCGCTACAGGATAGCAAAAACCTGGGAACGCAAGTCAGCGAGAGCAAAGGCCGCGAAGCCTGCGACACCAAAGGCACCCGTGCACGTCAAGGGGCGGCTGCGTAGCGCACGTATTGGGAGAAAGCCCACAAAAAGGAGAAAGTAAATGGCACGTTGTCCAGGATCGAAGATTCGTTCAGGCGGCAAGGGCCGTGGCCTTGGCAGGGGCAAAGGCCGAGGGCCGCGTGGGATACCCGTAGGGAGGAAGTAGATGGCAACCTTAAAGAAGCTCAAGAGATACATACCCAAGAAAGCTGCCCCAAAGAGAAAGCCTCCGACTACGGGGCCAACAGACACAGGGGTAGGGCGTAAGCGGACGGGGCCAAGCCCTCTCCAACCAGTGCCAATGCCGAGGAAAGGCAGTCCCAAGCGCCCAGGCTTCGTAGGCCCAGGCGGGGAAGCGCCACGCAAACGAGTGTCCAAGCGTCCAACCCCAAGGGGAAGGCAGCGCAATAGGCGATGAGCAACACCCGTACAGAGGTTCGCCAAGAGACGGCTGAGCTTCTCGTTGGGCCACACATACTGGAAGCAACAGCCAGTACCAACACTACCAAAGACGAAGTGATCCTTGCTGACTACACCTCGACCTTGTTGCAAGATGGTCACTTTGTCGGGAACATCATGTACGTTTCCTACGATGCGGGCGGTGCTAACGCTGCGCCCGAAGGTGAATGGGGGCTGATTCAGGCTTACGACGCTTCTGCTGGACTATTTACTCTAGACCGTGAACTAACCGTTGCCGTGACCGTTGGGGACAAGGTGGAGATTCACAGCATTCTTCCCCCGAAGAAGATTCATAAAGGCATCGACCGTGCCTTGAGGAAGATGCTCTATCGCACATTGGCTGTGCCGTCGCTTGTAGCTGATGCTGACATGGAAGCCAGCGGCACAACGTCTTGGACTGATGATGGTTCAATCACCATAGCCAAGGACACGACGGCAGCCAACGTCTTTCGGGGAACGCAGAGTATGAGCGCTACGGATTCTGGCGGCGGGGACGAATACTGCTACCAATCCTTCAACGTGGTTGAGGGCGACACATACTTCGTTTCCGCTATGTGCCGTACTAGCGCCGCCGCGACTGAGTGCAAACTGCAAGCCTACGATGCGACGAACGGTGCCGAGATCGACAATGAAACCCACGACGAGACCGCTTGGCAGACACTAGCTTTCGAGTTCACGATCCCTTCTGGCTGCAAGGCTCTCCAAATCAGGCTGATCACCGTTACGGCTTCGGGCGTCGTCTACTGGGATCACGTCCAGTTGCTCCGAAAGGCCGACCGACGGTATGCCCTTCCGTCGTGGATTACGGAAATTTGGCAGGTAGGCCGCACGGTCTACCAGCGCGAGGGCACGGAGAGAGTGGCCGATGGGAGAATGGTAGACCAAACGGCCCCTGTTCGCTGGACTCACATTCGGCCTAAGAAGGAACTGGGTGCCGTCTACATCGCACCCGACCCACCGTTCCGAAACAACGCCCCAGTCTACGTCGAATGTCTACGGCATTATTCAGCCCTATCATCCGACACATCGACAACTGACGCCGACCTGGATTGGATCGCAACCAAGGCCAAGTATGAGTGCCTGCGTATGCTCGCTGCGCCTTTGGTTCCGACAGAGGAACGGGGCGAGTTCAGGAACGCGCTCGAAGAGGCCAAGATGGAAGCCGCCGCGATGGACGCTAGGTTCATGCCCAAGGTGGAGCAGCCGTTCGGCTTTGGGGGAGAGAGTCTTTGGGGCTTGCAGGAGGTGTAAATGGTCTCCACCACGCGCCTTCACAAACCCAATAAGTTCATAATCAACAACGGCACAAAAGACCTCGAATACGAAATCGTTCACAACAATAAAAAAGAACGCCTCTGGCGCAAGACGAAAATCCAAGTCCAGCCAGGCCAGGGGGAGTTAGTCAAGCACTGGGACTCCTGGCACTCAGGCATGGGCTGGTCGAGAGACGAATCTAGGGACGCCCAGTACGCGCCGCCCGTGTTTGAGACCTCAACTGGTGTCACCAGTACGCTTCGAGGGGGGCTATATCCTGGACTGGAACTTGGTGCTGTTGGCCTTATGGGGGGATCAACTGGCTCACCACGCTTCCTTGACATCGGTGACTACACATACGCCTTCTGCAAGAATGTCTCTGGCGGCGTTTATATCAACAAAATTGACCCCTCGGACATGAGCCAAGTTTACATCGGCTATTCTCCTACTGGCGATTTTCCTTGGCCTGTCGGTCAACCAACTGAGTTCGGCGGCTACGGTTACGTTCCTAGCGCTGGCGGCATCTTTAAGGAACTCACGACGATTGTTGGCGACCTGACGGCTGCCTTTTACTACAACGGGTCTGCCTATACCGACAACACAACCAACGCCAACACAACTGAAGGTAGCGCCTTCACTCTTCTGGCCGACAACAGCGACGACTATTTCTATTGGGGCTGCGCTACCAAGTTTGGGGGCGTTTATGTTGAGACTGAAACAGAAGCAAACACCGAACTTACCCTTGATTGGGAATACTGGAACGGTGCAGCTTGGACGGACATCGTTGGGCCAGAGACAGACGGGACTACTGGCTTTTCTGATGATGGGGGCGGATGGGTAACGTGGGTAGCAGCCGATCAAACAGACTGGGCTACTACAACCGTTAACAGCGTCACGGCCTACTTCGTTCGTGTGAGTACGAGCACAGCAGCGACTACCTGGCCTACCGCAGCCTGGACACCACCTGGCGATATTTGGACTGATGGCCCCGCCGACCGTCTCGCTTGGCACATGGGAACGGCGGGGAAACTACTATGGCGAGCAGGCGATTCCGCCGATCCGCCCTCGCATCACGTTATCAACTCCTGTTCTGCCGTGAGTTCTGGCGGATCGGGTGGGCCGCTGACTGCCGCGAATTGGTCTGACTCCGCTGATTATGTCATTGGCAAGCCTGGGCGCAATATCAACTCTTTGGCTGACTTAGGGCGTTGGCTCTATGTGGGCAAAGAGGAAGGACTTTTCGCCTCAGACAAAGATGGCAACCAGACCAACGCCATCGACTTCGTGCGGAACCTGATCGCTTCGACAAATTGTAGCGACACAATCCGTTGGCTGGGAACGCTCGTCACCACGCACAAAACTGGCCTCTGGCAATATACAGGTGTCTCGGCCCGTCCAATAGGAATCGAGACTTTAGAAAGTAACCTATCATCTCTAAAAGGGGGCAGATACACTGGACTCGCCACTAGCGGGCAATGGCTGTACGCGACCTACCTTATATCCTCAACCTATTACCTCTTGGCTGGTCGTCCTGGGCACGAAGATGAACCGTCAGTCGTCTGGCACATTCTGGCTAGCGGCGATTATTACCTAAGCACGCCCTATGTTTCTGGTCTTTCAACCAACCCAACGCTCTGGTTGGGTATATGTGTCATTGGCGGGGCGAGTCTCCTCTACTACATGACGCTTGCCAAGGATGGTTCGCCCGACCCGACGGACGCAGCGATAAGCTTCAGCGCATCAGAAAAGACCCTCGATTTCCCCGCTGTCGATTTTGGCCTGCCTGGAACGCCCAAACAGGGCCACATGGTTGAGGTCGTTACCAGCCAAGCGACGGGAACGGGCGGCACAGTCAAAGTCTACTACGGCTGGGATGCCGCAACGCCATCAACGCAACTCGGTAGCACGATCACAACGGCCACGAGAACGCAATGCTTTTGGGCTGGCGGCAACACCGAAGGCACCCATTGGGGATACCGCCCCCAAATCCGTATCGGTGTAACAGGCCACGCCACGAACAACCTAGCTGTAGATAAAGTCTCCCTCTACTGTATCGCCCGACCTCGCATGGAGGACGGGATCGAGACGACAATTCGCATCGCGGACTCGCTCGACGGCTCCCGCACAGCCAAGACCGCCTACGACGATCTGGACGCCTTAGTGAACGCTGGCGTCTACGCCGTGCGTGACCCCGACGATCCAGCAGGGGGTACGTTCTATGCCGTCGTCCATAACATCGCGCCGAGCAAGGGCGAGCAACTGGGCGATCACTCAGGCGTCGAGTATGTGACCGTGACTTTGAGGAGAGTAGCCTACTCGTGAGACGTAAGAAAGGGCAGAGTTTTCACGATTTCCTCGAAGAGGAGCAGCAGGCGGCGATTCTCGAACAGGATCGCACGCTCGCCTCTGCCAGAGTCAAGGACATTGGCACTGCCGCATTGGGTGGTGGCCTAGAGGACGCCGACCACGACACGAAGGTTCAGGTAGAGGAATCCGCCGACGAAGACAAAATCCGTATGGATACCGCTGGCGTGCAGAGGGCTGTGCTGGACAACACGGCGCTTGATCTGACCGTTCCCGTAAAGACCAACACGATCAACGAGCACAGCGCCGCGGCTGGTGTCACAATTGACGACACCTTGATCAAAGACAACGCCATCTATCCCGACGCTGGCACCGCAGACGTAAGCTTCCTAATCTCTGGGGGCGATCCCTACTTATACGGCGATTATACAGACAAGGACTACATTCGATACGACACAGCTATCGACCGATGGTACTTCTACATCGCCAATACCGAGATAGCACGTATAACGAAGGGCGCTGGTGCCAGTGGATCGCTGAATGTCAACAGCGACATTATGGCCGACACGATTAACGAGCACACTGACAACACGGGAGTCACCATAGATACAGTTCTAATCAAGGATGGCAACGTAGATGGGCGCGACGTTTCCACTGACGGCACAAAACTGGACGGCATTGAGGCGGCAGCCGACGTAACCGATGCAACAAATGTAAACGCTGCTGGCGCAGTAATGGAAGGCGACTTCGATGCTACAACCTTCCTCTATGCTACCGATGACAACACGCCTCAACCCAAGACTCCCGCTGAGGTGATGGCGATCCTATCAGGTCAAGCAGGAGCCGACTTCGCCATGAACACGCACAAGATCACGGGCGTTGTCGATCCTGGTGCCGACCAGGACGCGGCTACGAAGAAATATGTAGACGACAATCTCCATAGTGCCGTAACCCTTCACGCCGACCTTGACTCAAACCTCCTGTCCCTCAGCACTCAGGAGCTAGGCTTGGATTCCCAGAATGCTAACCTTGTATTTGCTGGCCCAACGGAGGGGGAAGCGGCCATACCTACCTTCCGCTCACTCGTGGCGGCGGACATGCCCGACATTTCGGCCACCTACGTGCCAAACGCTCTGTTCGACGCCCAGAGCATCCTAGCGGCAACCAATGACGATACCCCTGCCGCACTAGTTCTCAATGAACAGGAAGTTGTGGGGCGTCTCACGGACGGGAACGTCGCGGGGATCACCATCGGGATTGCCGACAACAACATGCTCCAAGTGGACGACGCCGATGCGGCTGACGGCGACATTGCCATTTTCACCGCAAACGGTATTGAGGGCGTAAATTCGATTAATTACATAGCGTACGGCGAGTCAGGCATAGATGTAGCTGCTCATCAGATCAACTTTACTGTAGACGATGAAACATCCGCAACCATAACGGCTACCGCAATCATTCTAGAACTTCCCCTCTACATCCTAGAGCAAGCCGCAGCGAGCGCTGACGTGGCGGGCTACGGCCAAATATGGGTCCAGAACGACGACCCTAACACCCTCTGGTTCACAGACGACGGGGGAACAGACCACCAATTAGGAGTAGGCGGTAACGGCGGTGGCGCTAACACCGCCCTGAGCAACCTGGCCTCAGTCGCCATCAACACATCCCTGATCCCAGCCACGGACAGCGCCATTGATCTCGGTTCGGCCACCCCGAAGTATTGGGCCAACACCTACAGCGACAAGGTTTGGTTCAACGCAACAGCAGCCATAGACGGCGCGACTGCGGGCAAGATCAACGCTACGGGCAACCTACAGCTCAGCGGCGTCATGGGGCTGATGGGTACAGCGCCCGATGCGAATATCTGGCTGAAGATTTCGCCAACCACAAGCATCTCCAATACCACGGTAGGCGTCAGCCTAGTTCCAACCCTAACAGCCACGGGTGCAAATATAGATTTCACTGCTGTGGCAGGATTGGCCACTCTATACATACCCTCTGGCGGCAGCGGCCACGATCTTACAGGGCTGTCGTTTCAGGCTATGGCCGTGAACCTGGCTGGCGATGCGACTGTCAATGTTGTCCAGGGTATCCAGGCCCGACCATCGGCATATATGGTCAAGGCCGGGGCCACGATGACGATCACTGAGGCGCGTGGCCTCTACATTCAGGCGTCTACCTACACCCAACAAGCGGGAACCCTGGTGATCACCGACCACATTGGCATCAAGGTAGACGACGTTGCCAGCGCCTACGTCACGAACCTCTACGGTCTGAAGATAGCAGATTGCACGACAGCCACGACTATCAACCGCATCCTTGAACTTGGCCCGACGCCCTACCTGCGGCTCCTGGGATCGGGCGAATGGACGCCAGCAGCCAGTGAGACGCCGCTGTTTCTAGCCTATGACGGGGGGCCGACACTGGGGCAGGTAACTTTGGGAGTCGCTGATAGCGGGGGCGCGGGTTTTAGGACGCTTCGTGTTCCTAACGCTGCTTAGGAGGGCAATATGAAGACGCTAGCGGGTCTATCCAAGCCAGTGCTCAACCTCGATGGAGAGCCACTGAGACAGCCTGACAGAGTTGTGGGCGATAAGTTGGTAGAGGGCGAGAAGATCACCGTCGGCTCCATCATCGCCAATAGCCTCGCTCGTGGCAGCAGCGTGGATTCTGTCAGGGCAATGGACGTGGCTCTCAAGATTCACAACGCCAAGGGCACCATCGAGCTTGAGGACGCCGACTTTGCACTCATGGAGCAGGCAGTCAAAGAGGACAGAACCATCAACAACATGGCGAAGGCTGCGGCCCTGAGAGTGCTTGAGAGTCCGGAGAAGGCTAAGAAGTAGGCAGCGCCGCCACTTGGGAGAATGCGGGGGCGAGTTAGGAGAACATGGATGGAGAACAACAAGAAAACCAACCGTGAACTTATTGCGCTTCTGACAAACGAGATGAAGCACGTCCTGCGCCGCCTTGACCGCATCGAGTGGTGGCTGGGTGGACTCGTGCTGGCATATGTAGCTGGCTTCATTACGGTAATCATCAAGGTAGCGTTCGGATAGGAGGTTCGGGATGAAGCCTTGGTATCAGTCAAGAACGGTCTGGGCCAACATCATTGCGATAGTCTTTGGTGCTGTCGCCAGCCTCGCCCAAGAGGTTCATGGCGGGCCAGTGATCGATCCAGGCCTTCAGGGCACCATCGCTGTCGTTGCGCTCGCCGTGATTAACCTCATTATGAGGAAGATCACGGGACAGCCACTAGGTTGACGGACAGACCATCGTTTGTGTTCAACTTACCCATAGAGGGCAAGTGCTATTGCTGCAAGAAGGCTTTGACCCTCTGCGACCATCGTTGGGAAGACGGGAAGCTCGTCTTGATCTGGTGGCCGTGTAATTGCGGAGGGAAGCGTGGCGAAAAAGCCCCCTGAGAAGCGCAGATGTGCTTGGGATGGTTGTTGCGAATTCGTCCCTCATAGTTGGAATCATTATTACTGCCGTGAATGTGGTTGCAAGCGGAAGGCAGAGAACGCAGCCCGTCGCCAGAATGACGACGCCAAGTTCGAGCAGCCGCGAGAGTTCAAGGAACTCCCGATACGCTCCGCCCCTGACGGGTACAAAGTCCTAATCATCAATGATCTCCACCGCCCCTTCCATGACGTTGCTTCCCTTACGGCCATAGAGCACTTCTGGGCGGACTTCAAGCCCGACCTAGAAATCTACAACGGCGACATCGCAGACTTCTACTGCATCAGCAACTACGACAAAAACCCCTCGCGCCGCTTCCACCTACAGGACGAAATGGATGATACAGCCGCTTGGCTAGAACGTCGGGCGAAGGCGAATCCCAGCGCCCGCCGCATCTTCATAGACGGCAACCACGAGGACAGGCTACGGCGCTGGCTGTGGAGGCATGGGACAGAGGTAAGTAGCCTCCGAGCGCTCACGGTAGAGGAACAATTAAAGCTCAAGGACTCAGGGTTTGAACACTTGGACTACATGAGCGTGGTGAACCTGCTGTCTTTCAGGATCGAGCACGGCTACAAAGCCACGGCATCGAAAGCCTATCCCGTGAACGTCTCAAGGTGGATGGCGATTGCCACTGGTTCCTCTGGCTTGTGCGGGCATACCCACCACCATTCTAAGTATTCGTGGACGGACTCCAGGGGATCGCACTCATACATCGAGAACGGCTGTGTGTGCAGACTGGATATGGACTACGCACCCTTCCCCAACTGGCAGCATGGCTTTTGCACGGGTGTAGTCCACAGAAACAAAATCCACCTCAGCCCTGTGTTGATCTACCCTGACGGATTTCGGGCTGAGAATGAATTCTATGAAAGGGGGTGATGATACAGATGGGAGGAGACAGCGTTAGCCCACCGTTAGAGGAGCAACATGCAACCTCCTGGCAATGACAACGGCGGGGTAGGCGGGAATGTCGAATAAGCCACCGACAACTTTCATCAGGGGCCACCGTCCTACCCCGCCGTGTGGTATAATGTAGCTGCGGTTTGAAGCAGGCCAAATGCCTGTGGAGAACTTGCGCCGAATCTTCCCCGCCGTCCTACGGGATTGGCGGGGTTTGCTTGTTGTGGTATAATGGTCTCGCAGTCGGCTGGTTATCGGCCCCGAACTGTCGCCTTCATGGTGTGCGTTCCGCCTAATCAGCGGATAGGGGTCAAGGTTCGAAATGGACTGGGCGTTGCTCAGTCGGCGTAAGTGGCTCCCATTGGGAGCCACCTCGCTTTTACATGGGGATGATGCAGTGCAGCTTGTGAACATCGACGGAGACTTCCTGCTGGCAGTAGGCGACATAGCGCATCGTCATCTTCAGGGACGAGTGGCCGAGCAAAAGCTGGATATCGCTGGCGTCCACGCCAGCCCGCCTCATTCGGACGGCCCAATTATGTCTGAGCCGGTGCGGATGGGCGCAACACACATGAGCGTCGCGGGCGATCTTGTCGATCAACTTCCAGACCTTCACGCGGTCAAAAGTCTTTGGCCACAACAAGCCGTCCTGCTGTGCCCTGCTCGTTAGATATTCCAACAACGCCCGCCGGGGGCGTTCGTTCAGAGCGACTTTTCTGCCCTTGCCGCCCTTGCCTTTGACGACGGTGATCTCGCTGTTGGCCAAGTCGATATCCTGAAGGCGCAGCGAACACAACTCAGACGACCGAATCCCTGTGTCCATGAGAAGCAGGACGCAGAAGCGTTTGAGGGGCGTGTCCGCCGCCGCAATGAGCCGGCGGCATTCATCATCCGTGAAGGGCGCGATGGGCTTGTCAGGGCCTCTTGCTATCTTCATATGTTCTAGCGGGCTCACTTCTAGGATTCCCTGCTCCACAGCCCAGTTGAAGAGCCGCCGGATCGTCTTGCCCGTCGTGGCGATGTAGGATTGGCTCAACCCTCTTTCGGCCATGTCGCCCAGGTAGGTTGTCACATTGACGCGGGTGATAGACTCGATGGGATGGTCTTCAATCCCCTTAGCCCAGGTGTAGAGGAGCCACTTATGGAGGCAGACGGTTCGGTCTGAGCGTCCCGCTAGGTTGAGCTCGGCAAGGTAGGACTGGATAGCCTTGGAGACAGTTAACACGTCCGCACCCCTACAGCGTAGCTATTCTACATGGGGGATTGGCACTTGTGGGAAATTGTCTCAGGAAATTCAGGAAAATAAGGCGGAATTATTCTTCTAAACCCCCTTGACAAAGGAACTACTCTGGGGGCATAATTCTACCATGAGCACATCCACTCAGCCCCTACCCATCTTCAAGCTTCGCTGCCGAATGTGCGGCCACGAGTGGGTGCCGCGTAAGTCTCACCCGCCAGAGCAATGTCCTAATCCTGTTTGTCGAAGCCGCTGCTGGTATCGGCTGCCCAAGAACCGCGATGGAGGGAAGGGCGAATGACGCACGAGGAGGCACTGGCTCGATTGAAGATACTGGCACAGGAATCTTCGGGAATTAGCACCTGGTCAAGGGAAGCACTTGATTATGCCATCGCCGCCCTCGAAGAGGAGCCGCTGGCGGTGGGGTGGGCTGGCCCTACACGTTTCCGCCTTCGTAGGTACGGGGCACTAGGGAAGCCCTTCTATGATGACTACATTCCTGTCCACCTTAATCATTGCCCGAAGAACGGGAAGCCCGTTACCGTCAGGGAGCGCCATGACTGATCCTTCCATCCCCGACATCATCCAACTCATGCGGCGTCAGGCTGCGCGGCTGGCTGCGGCGATCATTGCAGAGAGGCAACGTCGGGCGGAATGGGCGCTGCGCCAAGATATCGCCCATGTCCTCCGGCAAGAGCCTGCGTCCTTCGATGAAGGCTGGCCGCTAGGGGATGCTTACCCCAACCGCTTCCTGCTACAGCGCATCGTAGAGCGCGGGGGCAGGCACCGATACTCCGAGGGTTCATGGCCCTACGAGGCTGCGAGGAACTGATATGAAGGTCTATGTCGCTGGCCCCTACACGAACGGCGACGTGGCCGTGAACGTGCGCAACGCAATTGTGACTGGGGAAAGACTCTTGGAGATGGGCCATATCCCCTACATTCCCCACCTAATGCACTTCTGGCACTTCCTGTTCCCCCACCCTTATGAGATGTGGGTCAAGATCGACAATGCCTTCCTGCCCTACTGTGATGCAGTTCTCAGGCTCCCTGGTAGGTCGGATGGAACCGACATCGAGGCTGCGTTGGCTAAGTCATTTGGGATTCCAGTAGTGAACAGTATCGGAGAGTTGGAGAACCTGTCGTGATTGAACCTGGCTCTTACTACTGGTTCTGTCACAGATGCGGGCTGCGACTTGGATATGAGCCATTCCATGATATTCAAGTCAAGCCCCCCGAATGGCACAAGGGGAAGCCCTACTGCCGCGGCTGCGCTAGGGGCTTCAAGATCGTGCGAGGCGATTTCGGCATGGCCTGGAGGCCAAAGGAGAAAGGGGAATGAGTGAAGCACCAACCGCAGAAGTCAAGCAGGGCTTGATCTGCCAAATCTGCGATACCCCACTTGTATGCCGCTGGACAGACACGCATGGGGTGGGGGCCTGCCTCAGCTGTGGTGTTCCATATAGGCTTCTTCACTACGAGAACGACAAGCGAGTTGAAAAGCCAGCGCAACTCTTATTGAAAGAGAAGTGGGTTCCTAGCATACGGCGCTACTGGCAAGAAGTCGGACGCAATGTTGCGCCTGGTGCCTTCAACTTTCCAGGCAGTAATTACGAAGTCGCCACACAGGAAGACGCAACGGCCTTCGACGGCTGGGTAGAGGCCCATAGGGGCGAGTTGCCCGATGAATGAACACTGCCCCTACTGCGGATTGGACTTCGTTACTCTGCGTAACGCTGCCCCTGGCGACCCGATATGGACGGGGCTTAGTTATCACCTAGCGAACTGCCCGCCCATCGTGACCGAAGAGGGACAAGAACGGCTAATCAATGCCCTCTGTGGCCTTAAGGAATCAGGACGAAGGGCTGGCCCGGGAAGGCACAGTGATGACCTGTCAACAATCGGAGGGGGCCGAGAATGATCCCGACCCTCTCCGCCTTGCCTCGCCCTGCCTGGCCCTGCCTAGCCCCGCCCAGCCATGCCGCGCCTCGCCACGCCAGACCCGACGTCGTTGGATTAATTATAACACATTTCTACAAACAAAGCGGACGAAAGGCCGGCCTGGGGAAAGGTGGTGGACGATGTGGCGAGGCCGTTGTTACCAACGAGCCAAGCGGTTCTGGCGTTGGTAGACGCTCAGGTGGCGACTGAGTGGGCGCTACAGAACGCCAAGACCAAGAACATAGAGGGGGCGATCCGTTGCATGAGAGTAGCGCGAGAAGCCCAAAGGCAAGCAGCGGGAATCCTAGAGAATATAACCTTCTCATCCCGATAGGCGAGACGGCTAGGTACGGCCCACTACAAGCTGAGTGGTTAGCGCTCAGTGTCCACACAGGCCCTACATGGCACGGCGACTATGAGGTTGCCGCGTGTAACTTTGCACGATTCATCAAAGAGAGAGTCAGTTGGCGCTTTCAAGAGGCGTTGCGAAAGGAGCTAAATGGCTAGCCCGATGGTGAGCGGCAAGTGCGTTAAGTGCGGAATTACTGAGGAGGCCGTTCGCTATGGCATTTCAACAGAAACGTGGTGGCATGAGCTACAGCAGCACCTTGATAAATGCCTGACCGAAGAGGAGAGGCAAGGACTTCTAAGAACAACGAAGAACGCGTGGGAGGAGTAAGTGATGGCTGACGCGCGGCCCGTAGGCCATGTAACAGACCTGATAAGAGAACTGGATAGATGGGCGAAGGCAAGGGAGCGCAAGGTAGACCTTGACGCCAAGCCCTTGCGCACGGCCATCGCCTACTTGGAGGAATATAGAGAACTGCTAGCGAAAGGAGCTAAATGGCTGAATTGATAACGTCCGAGCTTAACATCTTCTTCAACCAACAGGGCGAGATCGTGATGGGTGGTGGCCTGCATATCAAGTTGATCATCTCTGGCACTCCAACCACGGAAACCATCCAGAGCCTTGTTGACCGTGTGCGTGAGTGGGGCATGGGGCAAGACTCCCCTGAGCCGCTACGAGAGCGCCTAGAGACGGCCCCGACGGAGCCGCCAGGGGATGATGGCGAATCTGCACCAGGCGATGCTACTGACGCCCAGTGCCGCAAGATACTGGCCATCTGCCATCGGCTGAGTGATAACGTAGTGGCCCCTCTCCTGAAGAATTACCCGAATCCCGAATGGAGCCTGGATAAGGACGGCCACTGCATACCTAAGTGGGGATTCCTACGATCCCTGAAGAAGCAACAAGCGTCGGACATCATCCAGCGATTAGAGCGAGCGGAAGCGTAGCTCGCACCCCCTTACGCCGCTCGTGTTTGGCCGCACGAGCGGCGGCTAGGAGGCGTGAGATGAAGGAGAAAAAGGCACCAAAGGTTCGGGTAATCGCCAGCGTGGCTGTTTCCCCTAATGACGTTCCCTATGTTCGGGGATACTTGCGCGGCGTCATGGAAAGCCTATTCCGAAGTATTCCAGTTTGGGCCTTTGACGTGACAGAGAACGAGGAAGAAGAGTGACCCGCGTCCCCCTCTGTACCGTTCCTGGTTGCCCCGCACCTAACGACCCTGAGTGGCACCGATGTTTCGTCTGCGGAAAATCAGAGGGCGACCACCAGCACTTTCCCAAGAAGTCCCTTGCGGGCAAGGGCGCGAAGATCGTGGCGTTCTTGTGCCGATACCACCACGACAAGATCGACAAGCACCAATGGAGAGAGGGCGTCTACGAACACCCTGATGGCTCGGTTCACTACTACGTTCAGAACGAGAAGGGCGAAAGCAAGTGCGATAGGGTGATAGAGGCAGCACCACAGGGGCCCGATGCAACAGAAATAGATACCGAAATCACTGGGTTGGGCCCATGGAGCGATACGGATAAAAACCCCGACACTTCTCAGGAAGTGCAAGCATCTCAGATAGCGGTGGCGCCTACCATATCTACGGGCCAGATAGGGGGAGCGTCAGGCGAGTTCCCAGAATCCCCTGAGACGCCACCAGGGCCACAACAGCCGTCCACGGCTCTCTCCCCATACCAAGACCACCTAGAGCTAGGCGAGTCTCCTACGTGGGAACGCTACTGCATGATAGTTGACGCCCTTCAAACGATAGAAGAACACCTCAACTGGTGGATAGGCAAAACAATACTAGATGGGGAAGTGGCGTTTGGCGAGAGAGCGTATCAACCCTGGAAGGCGCAGGGGCACAAGGCGGAACATCTACGACAGTGCGCGTGGGTAGCATCGCGGTTCCCCGAAGGTACGCGGGTAACGGCCTTGAGTTGGACGCATCATCGAATCGTGTCCGCTTGCGAAACGGAAAAGGAACGTGCCGAGTGGCTGCGCCGCGCCGACGAAGAGAGCTTAGGGACGCGGGAGCTACAGGCATTGATGGCAGGAGACAAAGTGGAGTGCCCCGAAACTGGCGGCAAGCACGAGTGGGTCTGCACCTGCAAGCATTGTGGGGTAACGAAATGAGCAACGCTAACTCTGGGGCCTACACGCTGCGACGACTCTGCCAGGAAGAATGGCCCATCACCAACCTAACGGAGACGGGCAACAGGATAGGGGTTACGAAAGAGCGGGTGCGGCAACTCGTAAGGAAGCATCATATTCCGACATATTTAAGAACTGAGCGCCCTCCAGCCCATGTTTGCTCATGGTGCGGCAAGCCCACTTCGGGCAAGCGTCAGTTCTGTCGACGCTGTTGGGAGTGGTCTCACTATTCAATCCTGCGATGCGAAGCCTGCGGAGCCTACTTCGCTAGACAAAATAGCCAGATTCGAACAGCGCTTAAAGACGGCAGCCGCTATCGCGGCCACTTCTTCTGTTGCATGCCTTGCTTTTACAAAGCACGGCAAGGACATAAGGCTTGGGCGCCATTCTGGGAATTCAATCGAAACTGGAAGGTGGGCCAGTGCCCCGGAGCCCCGGACAAGAGGCACCATTACGTCTGCAGGCATTGCGGGAGGGAGAGATAGATGTATGCGTTCGTAGACCGAGGCAGTTCTAACTGCCCACTCGTCATCAGGGCTGATGGGTACGAAAAAAAACAGTGGAGTGATTGGTGGCTTTTCTGGGTAAGGGTCGGAGATAAGAGAGTAATGACGGCCTGGGTTCCCAGGAGTGCTGTTAAGAGCATTTTGCCCCTGGACGCTTATCAGATTCCCCAACTCGAAGGCATAGAATTGCTACCCGTAAAACGCGGCGCAGATGGACGATTTGTGAAGAGGGATATTAAGAACGAATGAGGAGGCGCGTATGCACTAAGGCTACCGAAACAGGCCAGCGAGGGGTGTCTTTCCCATCGGGAGAGTGTTCGCCCCCCGCTGCGGCCATCGGAGTGCCGCGTGTCTGGAAGAGCTGCTCCCAACGTCCAGCGGCGGAGAAGGGAGACTCCGGTGGCTGCAATGAGGGGTGAATGAATGCACGTCCCCGGTCCCTGGCCCAGCATGAGGGAGCGCAAGTCGTGTGGCTGCTGTGCCTACTACTCTCCGTTCACGATCTGCTTTCTATACAGCCAATGCAAGCTGAACGGTGACGCGCTCCGCTGGGAGTATAGCGAGATGGAGGAAGCCTTGACGTTGGAGCGTAACGCTAGACGGGACAGGGAGCGTGGCACGTAAGCGGTTCCTGACGCCCGACATCTGGAGCGATTCCTTCTTCGTGAAGCTGTCGCCACAGGAGCGCTTGCTGTTCATTGGCATGATCACGCTGGCTGACGATGAAGGGCGATTACGGGCCGCGCCCTCTTATCTCAAGGGAGAAATCTTCCCAGAAGACCGTGTAACCGAGGCCACAACCCGCCAATTTCGTGATCGGATCACTGCACTGAACCGCTCAGTTCAGCTCTACAAGGCTGCGGGAATGGAGTATGTTCAGCTTCGCAACTGGTCCAAGTACCAACGCCCATCGCACCCCTCTCCGTCACGCCTACCAGCCCCCCGTAGATACAAAAAGCCGCCCATTTCCTCCAGAGAAGATCGGGAGGAAAACCCGAAGAAGGTAGGAGAAAGGCGCGACCTGGGTTTGGGGGTGGGGAGGGGTATGGGTTTGGGTAAGGGATCGGGATCTAACCCCCCTGTAAGTCCCCCCAAGGGGGGACATGAATCCTTCCAGATCAAACGAGTCTCCTTAGAATCCCAGAATGGCGATGCGGTTAATCTCTGGGATAAGGCTTTAGCGGAACTCCAACTACAGGTGACGAAGCCGAATTACGAGACGTGGCTGAAGGGTTCGGCGGGGTATGTCATCAACGACGACAAGCTGATCGTGGTTGCGGCCAACGAGTTTGCCGTGGATTGGCTGTCAACGAAGCTTGGGCCTCTGTGCGCCAAGACGGTGAGTGGATTAGCGGGGAAGCCGATGGAGGTAGAGTTTGTTCTTGAGGAGGAGAGCGATGGAAGAGGCGCTGGAATATTTGAAAGAGCTTAAGGGGGTATGGCCTAGAGATTGGTCATTGGCACAGCTGGACAAAGCCATCGCAGCCCTCTCTGCCCCCTGCCCTATCTGCGGGGGCAAGGAGCCGCTGGCGGTGGAGAAGGGGCGGTTATATGAGGATGGCGGGCCAGGATGGTGCGACTTGGCAATAGAGCAATGGATTGAGGCTGAACCGCAGGATGTCCGCATCCTCATCTTCGATGCCCTGCCCGCCAAGGAGGAGGGATCATGACACGTCGCCAGTTTCTTATTGTGAACTTCATCCTAAGACACCAACGAGAAACGGGAAGATCGCCCTTATATAGAGAGATTGGGCAGGCGGTAGGGCTAAAGAGTCCGTCTGATGTTGGGAAAAACATTCGCTGGCTACAAGACAATGGCTACCTGGCTCCGAATGGGCGGGGCAGCCAGAGGGCGCTACAGGTTCTGAAGATGCCCTATGAGATCATAACGCGATATGTCTAGGAGGCGTCGTGACTGATCGCGTTTCGGCAGGGCGCTTGGCCCAGGGGCGTGGGCAGCGGGCTGAACACGAATGTACCCGTTTTATGCGGGAGAAATGCAATCGCACCGTTCACAGGGTCAAGCGCGGCCCCTACGACTTGGTGGGCTGGGACGAAATCGAACACTTTGTTGCTCAGGTCAAAAGCTATCTGTTGCTTCCTAGCGAGTTACGCCAAGCGGAGGAAGAGTTGATGTCTGTCATTGCACCGCCAGGGACAGTTAGGGAGGTGTGGATGAAGAACCGAAAGCGCGGACATCGGAAGCGCGTAGACACAAGAGAGTGGGTAGCAAAGATCGTTGGCAAGGACGACGAATGGTAAGGAGGGATGAATGGCGAACGATGAAATCGATTGGGGCAACTACACCAGTCTTAGCGACAGCGCCACCGTCACTGCCACTTCCAATTGGCATTTTGTGTCGCCAGGGGGTAAGTGGAGCGCCCTTGGCGATTTAGAAAAGGAGAAGAACATGAGGAGACTTTACAGGATCACGGTAGTCAACCCAAGAACGGAGGAGATCGTTGGCCCCGTCCTTGTCGTGGCGAAGGACGAAAAAGGTGCGCTGTTGAAGGCCAATCTTCCTCAGGAGATTTGCGCCGACTCTGACAAGTACGACTTCTGCATCGAAATCGTGGGCCACGTTCGGTCCAAGAAGGAAACGCAGAAGGTCAAGGTAGTCGAGAAGGGTGAGGAGGGATGACATGGAGACACCGAGGGAGTGCCAGAAGCAGATCGTCAACAACCCCACAGGGTTGAGGGCGTGGACGGACGACGGGCGCGGGATATTGATGCCGCTGAAGAACCCGCGAGGATCACACGAGAGGAGAGACGCCAAGTTCATAGACCCCTACGGGCCGTTCGGGGCCTCGAAGCCGAGGATCACGGGGCGGGCGGACAAGGAGCACAGGGCCATCGTGGTTACAACGGGCGGTCTGTTCCGCCGCGAGTTGTTCCGCGAGGGGTTGAGCTTGTCGAAGGAGCAGATCGTCATAGTGGACTTGGACTGCACCCCCAAGATGACGGTCACGATTGAGCCGTCGGGGGTGTATCGGAAGCGGTAGATCATGGCGCGATGGGGGCTGGCTAAGGTGTTAGCGGTGATTCGGGTGCTACCACGGGCTGATTGCTGGTGGAAAGCTGTCGCTGGACACGAAGGGAGCAATCCTGGGATACGAAGGGGCGCAGGGTAGCCAGCCCCCTAGCGCCGCCAGGAGGTGAGGGATGGCTGAGTTTTGCATGAGTTGTGGCTGCGAGTTTCAGCCTACACCAGAAAGACAGTGCCAATGTATCGGTTGTGACGCCCTGCGGCGACTCGCAGACCTAGAGAAGGACTCGCCCGACGAACTAACGATAGGCTCTGAGGATTTGTGCTTTTGGACACCTGAGGATGCAGAGTTCCAAGGGTATCGTCGTGGCAGGGCTGTGGCCGCAAAGATAGCGCGAGGTGCCTTTGATGAAATGCGGGCGGTGGCCCCCTAGCGCCGCCAGGAGGTGAGGGATGGATAGGCAAGAGATTCTCTATCAGCTTGGGTTGATATTGGATGAGATTGTGGCAGGGAGAACCGCTGCTGAGTCCGCGAGGAAGGCCGTGCGGGGGATTTCCCGATTGATGGAGATATTGGAAGAGGAAGAGCGAAATAAGTGACCCCCTGGCCCGTCGTCATGGATGCGTGAGGGAACCGCCTGATCCTTAACAGGCGTTGCGATTGAGGACGCTGAACCTGGCGCATCCTTGAGGGCGGGTGAAAGGAGAGAGAACATGCGAATAGGCTATGGCGATTTCGAGCATCCGGCGGGAACGCTTACAATTAAACGAGGCCCAGACTACGATACCGTCAGCCTTCGTCTTAGTACACCACATGGTAACGCCAGGACATTGGAGTGGTTCTGGTCTGATAAGGGTTTTGATGGCACAGGCACTGAACTCGCGGTAGGCGTGCCTGTCGATGATTTTCCTGAAGAGGGAGGCTCCCGCTGACATGCCGTCGGCGCTGGATAGGGTTACGCGGGGAACGAAAGGAGCGAGATGAGTGAAAAGGAGTTCCATCGGGGCAACCTTGATGATTGGGTGCCAGTGAAAGCAAAGGTATCATCCTCAGCCAGTGTCGTCTTTTCGCTGCGGTTCACGCCAGGGGAGCTAGATATACTGCGGCAGCGGGCAAAAGAGATCGGCACAACGATTTCTGGGCTGATCCGCTCAGCGGCACTTGAGAGCGACGCCAACTGGCCGCCTATCAAGACACAAGCTACATCGGCAAGGGTCACATGGGGAGGCCCAAGCTGACATGCCGGCGGCGCTGGCTTGCTGTGGCGTGTGTGGTGTTGGTGCTGGCTGGCGTCGTAAGTGGCGGGATACTAGAGGAGGAGCGCGATGGGCAAAATGCCAGTCTGGGTATGCCTGAAATGCAAGACGGTCAATTTCACGTGGGCCAAGTGCCCGAAGTGTGGGGCAAAGGCACCCTAGATGGACGCCTTCCCCGTCCCACTGTGGATCGTATTGCTGGTCGTAGCGGCGATGCTATTGGGGTGGCTGGTAGCATTGCGATGGAGGCAGAGCAAGGAAGAGGCTTGGGAACGGGGTTGGGTGAGCGGCTTCAAGGCGGGGAAGACGCCGAGGCAAGACCTGCTGACTCTCAGCGAGATGAAGCGCCGCCGGAGGAGGACGTAGATGAAGTTTCTAAAAGCCAAGGGGAAACTCCCTATTCGCACCTTCAAATGCCTGCGGGGGATGAGGTTGGAGAAGGCCGTCAAGGGGAGGTCGTAGATGGGGGAACACGAATACTGGCGCAGCCTAACCCAGGAAGCGGACAGGCGCAACAAGAAACCTTCTGGGCGCGAATCAGCCACTACTTCTGCATCGGGGATGCAACGGGGGCCTATTGTCCCTGGGGAAGAGTTACGGCCAGCGGATTACAAGTGGGGCCAATGGTTGCTGCTTGCGAGCCTGCACTTCTTGGACGAAGCATTAGCGTGTCTGGACAAAGCTTCCTTTGCGCTGACACAGGCGGAGCAATTGGCCCAGGCATCATCGACATCTGGTGCTACTCGGCCTTCTGCTGGGATGAAGCTTGCACGGAAGCCTGTCCGGCACCGTGCGAGGAAATCCGCTACGGACCAGATGGCATCGGACACTGCTGGGCGCTAGTGGAGGTGCTGAGATGAGGAAATACACAGGGTGGATATATGATCGAACAGCCCCAACACCTGAGGAGTTTGTGGAGGATCTCAGATTCTCCTTTGTCGACTGTAGGACCGCGACACGTTGGGAGCGGCTCAGGCTAGCACTGGCCTTCTTCTTAACGCCCTTCACCGTTGTCCTGTTCGGACATTCCATAGCTGTGACACTTAAATGGTATGGTCCCAGGTCGTGAAGGGGAGGTCGTAGATGTCCTGGACGCAACAACCGTTGTTCAACCAGGGATCTTCTGGGCCGACATCACCTTCTACTCCTGCACCTGCACCACACCAGGATGCACCCCCGAAGGTTATTGTGGGGCCACGGCGTCGAGAGTTCGGGTTGCCCCTGGGATGGTCGCTTGTTTTACTTACTGGCCGTTTACCACGAGGTTCAGAATATCAGGCGACCCTCTGGACAGGTGGTTGGTATGCACGGATAGGGGTTCAGCCGTGGTCAATCGCAACCATCTGGACGTGTTCTTTTGGACGGCTGAGGAAGGTTGGGCGTGGCTCCAAGAGGTCGGCACGAGGGCGGAAGTGGAGGTGCTGAGATGAGTTGGGTAGATTTTATATTTGGAGTTTCGATGGGAGCTCTGGTGATGTGCGGACTGATTGTGATGGTGGGCTGCATTGTGGCTTCCATTGTCGATGCATGGAACAGGCTCAAGGCGCGGGTGAAAGCGCTAGAGGATGCTGCCCCTAAGGAGGAGCTGGAATGAATGAAAGTGAAGGACTACACAAGAAGGCAGACCGTCTCGCTGAGTTGGCTGATACCTTGCGACGAACCACAGAAGAAATAAGTCAAGTCCTCTTCGAGCAGGTTCGGGTTCTCCGCTACAATGCAGACTTAGCGCGGCGATCGGAGGAGCGGAAGCGCAATGCTGACCGGTAAGTGGGTCTGGATCTGGAACCTGAAGAACTGCGACGGCGGCGACGAGAGTTTGAGCGGCTTCAAGAGGAGTTCGGCCTTGGTGCTGCCCCCAAGGAGGAGAGTGATGGAAGAGGCGCTGGAAACGGTAAGGGCCGAGATAGATAGGGCGCTCAAATTGAGCTACTTTGAGATGGCCTGCACCTTCCACGTTCTGAGAGAGCGACTCGCCGCAGACGGTGACATTGGTGCCGCCCTTTCTGCCCCCTGCCCCATCTGCGGGGGCAAGGAGCCGATAGCGCGAGGTTGGCTATACGGCATTAGCCGCGCCGATGGTGATGATGGTGCGAAGGAGATACTTGCTGCGACCTTCTCAAAGAAACAACCAGGCTGGGTTGAGGAGCTATCAGTCATCTTCCTGCCCGCCGAGGAGGAGGGATCATGAACAAGGATGAGGCGCTGGAATATTTGAAAGAGCTTAAGGGGGTATGGCCTAGAGATTGGTCATTGGCACAGCTGGACAAAGCCATCGCAGCCCTTTCTGCCCCCTGCCCCATCTGCGGGGGGAGGGAGCCGAAAGCGAATATGGTGGTTAGAGTTCCCAACCCAGAAGCACCAGCCAGAGTTGAATCCAGCCTCAACATTTTGTGGGGGGCGTGGCCCTCTATTGAACCTGGGGAACTTGTGCGCGTCCTCATCCTGCCCGCCGAGGAGGAGCCATGAGTGACCTAAACTGCAAGATGATGGTTTACGTCAGGGACACCTACCGTCGGACAGGGCGCGGGCCATCTGGCTTTGAATTGCACTACGAGCGTCGGCAATGCAAACGAAAGGCCCAGCCCAACGGCTACTGCTGGCAGCATCAGAGAGAAGTGGAGAGGGAGAAGAGCCATGAGTGACCTAATCCGCGCGCTCGATCTCTCCGTCTACTCTGGCCCCACGTCGGCCAAGTGGATGCGTGACCGCTACGCTGAGGGCTGGCGATTGGCGGTCATCGGATCATGGCACGGTAACTCGACCAACCCCTACGTCCGTGACCAGATGGGTTACGCGCGCACCGCAGGGATGAAGATTGCCACCTACATCGCGCTGAGTTCATGGCATTCTGGCGACGAACAAGTGCAGGAGGCGCGATACGCCATTGGAGACTACTGGCCTGAGTTGGAGTTCGTGGCGCTGGACATGGAGTTGCCTGGGCTACTGGCGATAGACCTTGTTGATGCCTTGCGTGAGGTAGGCTCATCGCCTAGACCCATCATCTACAGCGGCTATTGGTGGTGGACACCGTGGGCCAGGGATCATATAAGCAGTTTGTGGCGCGATATCCCTGCCTGGGTCGCCTACTACGACGGGTTAGCCCAAATGTCCTCGTCTACACCAACGGGGATTCACATGAACGCACTTAGGCCCCTCACTGGCCTTGGCCCCATCATCGGGAAGCAGTATGCAGGGACAACGATCATTGACGGGGTAGCTGTGGACCTGAACGTATTTGACGCATCATTTCTGAAGGAGGACGACATGGACGAAGCACGACTTACAGAGATAGAACGTGCCATCCTAGCCGAACGCGAGAAGCAGGACATCCGGGCCGACACCGAGGCTTTCATAGCCAGCTTCGGCAAGCCCGACGCCGAGCACGACGCGGCTTTCCGCCGTCTATACGAGCGGCACATCCAATGGCGGGTAGCAGGCAAGACTTGGCGTTGACTGCAACCGTTGCAGTAAGGGGCTTAGGGTGAAATACCACGAGGGCGGACGCGCCGGGGCTGAGCAGGGAGCGCTGTGGTAGCCTGCATTCACCATTGGGTCTTACCCGAACCAGACGGCCCGACGTGTGTTGGTGTCTGCAAGAAATGTGGCGCTCGCAAGACGTTCTCCAATTCAACCCCTGATGCGCTGGACAAGGTTTACGCGCGTAACTATGGGGCCAAAAATGTCGGGCGGCGTCGCAAGCAAAAGGACGGCGCTCACAAGTTCAGGCCGATGGCGCTAAGGCCCAAGACTGTATGCGTAGAGCGATAGGAGGCTCTATGGACACTGAGACGAAGCCATTGTGGGCAACGACGCGGGAGGCGATGGGGAGGGTGTGGACTATTGGGTTATATGCCGATGATTTGCACATGAGGGGGAACGAAACCAGCGCGGGTCGTGTATGGCATATGAAGCAGAACATCGCCATCAATGCGGCCTCGCCTTGTGACGGGCGGGACGAATCTCTCTTGCATGAGATAGTTCATGTTGCTGATGATTCTCTGGGTCTGGCCCTGGACGAAAGAGCTACAACGGAAATTGCCTCGGTTCTCTATGCCCTGCTGCGCGGCTTCGGTTTGTGGAAAGAGTTCCCCTGGCCTGACAGCAAGAGGCGTTGAAGGCGGCGTCGGGCTAGCGCCTCTTTAGGTATGTGATAATCTCTCCCAGAGAGGCTAGAATCTGGCCGTCTACCTCATGCAAGAGTCTATGGACGCGCATATTCTCCCATTCGAGCCAGAGAACCAACGCGGCGAGTGCAATTATGAATCCCAGCAGGATTAGCATTTCTCTCTCTCCTTTATCGGACGCTTACTCGCCTCTCTGCGGCTACCGCCACCACCCAAAGCCAGCGGACAGTATCTCATCCACTAGGGCTGCTGCTGGCGCTTCGGCTGTGGTAGCCATGACCCGCTTGGTGAACTCGGTCCTTCGTCGCGCTCGCTTTCTCTCTTTCTGCGCTCGTTCTTCAGCCCACTTCTTGTTGCGGGCTTCACGGCGTTCGTTGACGCGCACTGGATCGTGCGTCTTGCAATATAGCCACCCATTGCGTTCGGCGGTCGCTCCTTTTTGGCATTGGTGATCCCACATACGTTCGCCAAAGACGGTTTCTTGGCATCCGTAGCGAACCTTGCCCGCTCTCCAATCTTCCAGTTCCTTCTCTGTGTGCTTCTTCTTGTCGTGCATCTCTCTCCTTTATGCGTCAGGGTGTGACGTGGATTCTCTTTCTTTCAGGCCAAGAATGGCGATGGGCAGGCAGCCTGGGCAGACTATGCGTCCTGGGCCTTCGCCCTTGTAGTTCGGTGTTCCGTGGTGGGTGTGTTGCCCGCAAAGGCAGCAGTCGCCCCCAACGCCGCCAGATATGGTGTTCTCCTTCTTTGCATTAGGCTTCATTTCTCTCTCTCCTTCAGGACTTGCTCAATCTCCTTGACTCTCCTAAGCAGCGCCTTCTTGCGCTCCTGTAGGTACTTATTGGATTTCTTTCGGATTTGGTTCAACCTTTGCTGCTCTGGGTTAAGTGGCATTTCCTCTCTCCCTTCTGCCCTTACGGGCTTACAGCCGCCCAAGTTCTCTTCCCAGCTTATCTAGGAGCTTGCGCATTTCGGGCGAGCTTATGTCCTGGCTTGGCTTCTTGCTCTCTGCTCGCTGGGCGTCGATTATCTGCTGGATTAGCGCGGGGCTGTAGCCTCGGCGGGCGTGGAACCTGCCCAGCCGCTCCCACAGCGCCGTGGCACCGTCAGGATGAGCGAGCATGGTATCAGGCATCGCCTTCGCCCGTTCGCATAACTTGAGGTATGCAGGCAGCATTTCTCTCCCTTCTGCGTTACTACGCGTAACGCGCTATGCGTTGGCTGCAATGATGGCTGCAACCTCGTCTAGTTCGTCTATCTCGTCGTTGGCCGTTCTATTGTTCAGCCGTTCTAGTATCCCATCGCACACAGCGAAGGATTCAGGGCCGATGAGCATCCGCTGTTGGAGCGTATCAACCAGGCACCAGTAGCCCCCTGGGTCAGTTGGCCCGCCCCACTTTTCGACCTTGTATCGCTCGCCCATCTCTCTGTCCCTCCTGTCCGTCTGCCTCTTCAGCATTGGGCGACGAACCCCAATGGACGCCCTTGCGGGCGTTTCGGCGCTAGAAGCTAATGCGGGAGGGCATCTAGCCATGCGTTGTGGTCGTCGAAGACGCGCCCACAATCGGTACAGCGAAGCTGTCCAGGCTTTAGCCCTCGGGCCTCAGGGTAATGGGCTATTCCATCGTCGCCCATGCCCACAACGCTGCCATGCGTGCAGACGCCCTGGCGCTTTAGGGCAGCCAGCCTTGCGCCCATGCGCTCGAATTCGGCCTGCTCGATGTCGGCATCCTGTATGATGGCTTCTGGGTCATAGTTCACTTCGTCCCTCCTTGCTATGCTTCCTGTCCCTCTCACAGCCCACCATTCACTGATGAGCTGTGGGTGGGCGATAGAAGCTAGGACTGGCCGTATCCCATGTCGTCATGCCAGCAGCGATGGCAGAGCATTGCGTAGGCCGTTGCCTTGAATCCCTCCTCTTCTGCCTGTATGCGCCGCCGCTTGATTTCGGATGGCGGCTCGTCTTGGCGCTCGACTGTCTTCTGGTCGCGCCCGCAGCGTTCGCAAACCCTTGTCATCTCCTTCCTCCTTTTTTGTTGGTATTCTCTACGGAGAATGGCTGCGTTCTCTACCCAAGGATTTGCCACCCCTTTTCCCTCCTACTCTATCGTCATGCCTTGACTGACTTTTCGTGTTCCCGGCAGCCAATGTCGGTGATGTCTTCTAGGATGCGCTCGCAGGCCCGGATGTAGCCATGCCAGTAAGACCATACCGGCCCAGCTTCCACTGTCTCTTGTTGCTGCCGGGCAACTCCTAGCTTTTGTTCTATCCTCTGTCGCAATTCCATTCCAGTAACCCCCCTTCTCTCTATATCTGGTATACACCCGTAGGGTATTTAATGCAATACCCTACGACCACTATTTTGCATCAATCTTCTTGATGACTTGATAGAAGTTGTCTATGGTGGTAGGATGTAGGCATGGGCGATCGCGATGAGCGGGGCAAGTTCCTGAAGGGGCATACCATCCAGCCGAGCGATGATGAAAGGCCGACTGGATTAGCTCGCGTGGACAGCCAGCCCATTCTGAGCGCTGAACAGGTGCAGCGTGCCCTATCTGGGTATATCATTGGGCAACTAGGCTACAAGAAGGAACAACTCACCTGCCTCAAGCTACTCGGCGAGCTACATGGGCTGTGGGGGCCGGGGCGCAAGCCCCCAGCGTCAGGCGACAAGCCCAAAGCGGAGGGATTTCGTGTCGCCGAACCCTAGCCAAACCTCCCCAATAACGCGCCATGCCCCAAGTTCGTATCTGATTTACTTTACCTATGCAACATAGTGCGATCTTTCTCGCGTCCAGGGGCGCTGTGAAAACCAGGGGGGACACCGAAGCGCGGGATGGCGCGTATATGGAGGTATTCATCTTTAGCACACGTAGGAGGATGGGGTGAAAGCGTATCAGATGCGCGGCTTTATGACTCACGCCGATCTTGAGGACGCCCAATTGTGCGATCCTCTCAATGGGTTTTCCTTGCACGAAATATCAGAGGAGCTACTTTCCTCCCTTGAGGACTGGCGGCGGAAAATGGCAACCTCGGTTAGAGAGGAGGACGCGCCAGCGAGGGTAACTGTTCTGGTGCTTGTTGAGGAGTAGGGCCGTTTTTAGCACACGTGGAACGGAGGCCTATGGTGATCTACTCTGATGGCAGAAGGATTCGTCTTCGGTGGCGTCGTCTTTTCCTGGGCACGCTCCTCGTGCGCATTGGCTTGCGCTTGCGTCTCGCGTGGTTACAGCGGTTGGCCCTATCGCTTGTGTTCATAGAGCATCGTTTTCCTGGCGGCAAGTGGCAGAGAACGGAGTCTATGACCTATTGGTGCAAGGGGTCTTAGCACACGTGGGGAGGGTTAAGGATGTTTGGGTTATTGAGACGGCGGGTTATCCCGAACAAAGCTTCTTCTTCGGCGTGGCGACTTCCCTAGAGAAAGCCATAGCGTATCTCAAGGAAGCTTGGGGGGCACCTTACAGGGTAGAATGGTGGGAGTTGGAAGAATATGACGACTGCTTTGAGATAGAGGCTAGGCACTTCTACGTTCGGGACCACTCGTGCGCCCACAGGGAGAGGTACAGAATAACGAAGTATGACCTGCACTAGATGGCACCGTTTGGGGGAACGTTGTGAATGTGGGCGCCTTACGATACCCACAAGGTTCTACTACAAGGAGACGGGGCAAAAGATACACGGCCACGCCGTAATCGAGGACTTATCCCACGACAAGGCGGAAGCGGCGTATTTGGAGTTACGCGGGGAACGCCTAGTGTTACCTAGAGCCGAGGAATTAGAACAGATAGAAAAGCCACATACGACTAATAAAAAGCCATATGCGAAGAAACCGAAGCGATTAAGGAGGAAGTGATGGGGAAAATCATGCTTACGCCGTCCCAAGCGGCAGAATACTATGCCGCAAAGATGCAGGCCCAACTCGCAATGTGGCAGGCCGAGATAGCATGGAAGGCGGCTAAGGAGGCACTGGAGCGAACTAAGGGGGAGTGATGGAATACATGGTGCGAGTCCCATTTCCCGATAGGATGGACAAAATAACCAAGGACACGCTTCTCAAAGTTGCCCTTCACGCTTTGGAGCGGGGCATCATGGCTGAGGTAGCACGGAGTTATACGTTTTCTGGCAGGCGCGTTGGGAAGTCCTTTGAGATGACAGCTAAGGGGGAGTGATGGGTCTTAGCGTCGAGGAGTTCAAAGAAGCGGGCGAGCGGGGCGGTTGGCGTTGCGAGCGCCTGACAGAAGGCCGCTGCTCCCTGTGCGGCGGGAACGAATGGTGCTATTCTTCCTCCGTGGTGGTAAGCGGCGAACTCTACATTGGCTTGGCCTGCGCCACCTGCCCTACAAAAAAGGGGCCATGTATCGGCCCCATAGACGGGCCGTACAAAGAGATGCAGTGGCAGAGGGACGAAATGGGCGAGACGTTCACTTGGTGGGAAATATAGGGGGAGTAACCCCACTAACCAACGCACTGTTACAGGATCGCGCCGAAGAGCTAAAACAGGAAGAAAAGCCATATGCGAGGAAGGTTCCTAAAAGGCTAAGGAGGGGGTGATGCTGATTCGTTGTGAGGAGTGTGGGCGAATCGACTGGGGGCGAACGCTATATCATTGGCGTTCATATTTGTTCAGTGCCAGATACAGGAGAATGTGGCGAAGGTTCGAGGCGTCGCGCAAGAAGTGGGAGAGAATGATGGAGAGGTCGCCGATCCCTCCAGGCACGGGCGCAACGATTGATATTCCACATCTCGAGGCACTGATTGCGAAGGACTTGGGGGAGTGATGCTGCGAACGCGCATTCTCTGGTGCGATACATGCGAGGGTTGGGTTAAGGCTGTAGCCCTAGCACAAGATATATCGTTGGGCAAGAGAATCTGTCCCATCTGCGGGCAGCCGCCCCGTGTGCTTCGCTGGGGTATAGATGAATTCACAAGAGAGCAATTAAAAACGATGGCGCAGCCATTTTTGGGGGAGTAATGTCAAGACCTAAGCCGCCGCCGAAGAGTCCCTGTAAGTTTTGTGGCGAAATGACCTGGGGTGGCCTTTGCCAACCTTGTTATGACGCCGAACAGCGATTCATAGGGGAATTGCAGCGGGCCGCCGAGAGGTATGTAAAATACAGGCTATCGGTGCGTAAGGGGGAGTGATGGATCAAGCTGAAGCACTACGAAAATGGCTACAAAGGGCCTACATTACGGGGGAGCTAACCGCCCGATTAGAAGGCCCCATACGGCGGGGGAAAATAACCGTGGCAGAGGCCCTGGGCGTTTTAGAGCGGGTGTTGGAAGAGGCCGATTTGGTTGAGGCGGGGCCGGCGCCTTCCGCGCCACCCTCATCATAACCAATACGACCCCTTGACACCTATAGAAAAGTGCTATAATGGGAAACATGGAAGTGTTCCCGCTTTCGCGGGCTGAGAGGGAGGGCATCATGGAGATGCGCCGCCATCTTGCCGATGCCCGCAAGCGGGGGGATGAACGGTGCGACATCACATGGATATGGCACGGAGGGGAACTGCACCGCTTTGAGGTGTTGACTAAACATTTACTTAATTTGAGATAGAAGGCCGATAGCAGGAAGCGAGGCCGCCCAAAGGGGCGGCTTTTTCTTATGGGGGCTTTATGTTTAAGGCGAAGGAGATTGAGATAACCGCTGATGGCAAAAGGCGATTTCCTCTATACGCGCTTATCGGTGATCGCTCTTGGCGGCGGGATTTTGGTTTTACCTGGCCAGTACCTAGCACATTTCGCTTAAGCCCGAGGCGCTACCGTTTCGTGGGGCGTCGTCCTGAGTATGGCGGTGGTGCGGGCGAATACGCCCGCCCCTGGGTACTGTGGGCGGTTCTACGCCTACGCCAGAGGGCTAAGGATTCCTTCTGGTCAGGAATGAATTGGTTGTATCGACGCGGCATCATCCATTTTAGAACACCAGAGACTATGAGGTTCCGTTGGCGTGATCTGGGACTAGGCCCCGATCCGAGAATGAAGGGGTAATTCTTGGAATTCAAGCCTGTCTCCGACAACCAAAAGAGATTCGTCCTGGATGACGCGCACCGTGTCGTGATCGCTCTTGGCGGTCGCGGTTCGGGCAAGACTCACATCGCTGTCGTGAAGGCGCTCAAGACCGCCTTGGAGTATCCAGGGAGCCAGATGAAGTTCGTAGCTCCCGACCTGGAACGACTGGATGAAGGACTTCTGAACAAGTTTAGGGAGTTGTGTCCGCCGTCCTTATTGGTCAAGGAATACATCCAGAAGCGGCGCTTTGAGCTAGCCAACGGCTGCACGATCAACTGGCGCTCAGTGGACATTCCTGGCGGACTGAGGGCAGGGGAGCAGAACCTTGACGCCTTCGATGAGGCGGCGTGGGCACCCTATTCCCAGGCCAAGCGAGCCGTTGGGGACTTGTTAGCGAACCTCCGACTAAAGGAAAGAATGTTGTGGTGTCCTAACGAGTGGATTGGGGAGCATCCTTGGATCGAGGTTTTAGAGCGAGGGAAAGAACGGTCTTACATCAGAGTCACATACAAGCACCAACTCCTCATTACGACTACCCCCGCCATCGGCTCTTTCATCAACGAACTCCTAGAGGCAGGAGACCCCGAAGGTATCAGGACTTATCGCCTGAAGACAGAGGAAAACGCAGGGAACCTTCGTGAAGGCTATCTCGAAGACCTGAAGGAAGCCTACACGGGTGCCCTCTTCCAGCAGGAGGCGCTGGGGGAGCTTATCGGCGTCGAGAGCGCCCACTACCCCATGTTCGATGTGAAGCGTCACGTTATGGGGGCACCTACCGACTTCCGATTGGTTGTTGGCGGGATCGACTGGGGCTGGTCGGCCAAACTCGCCATCGTCATTTATGGGTTCACATCTTCGGGGGTTGCCTTTGGGCTGGAGGAGTTCGTTGCCGACCACGTTACCAGTGATCGGCTGATGCTCAAAGCCCAAGAACTCAGAGAGAAATACAAAGTCCAACGCTACTTCTGCGATCCCGCTGAAGGTCGCTCCATTGCCGATCTCAACATGCACGGCATCCCCGCATCGAAGGCCGTTACGGTTGACAAGATGTATCGCGCCTCAAGGATCGCCTCTCGGTTGGAGAAAGGCCCGATGGGGACTTACAGGTTCTACCTCGACCCATCTATGAAAGAGACGATTAGGGCTTTCCGTCTCGCGGGAGATACGGTCGAAGACCCCAAGAAAATCAAGGAAATCAAGAGCGGCAGGCCAGGGGACGACCCATTAGATGCTACCGAATACGCCATCTGTGGGGGCGAACTGCTGATGGGCGCACCCGTTGGGGCCGTGTTTGGCCGAACCCATAAAAGGCACGAGGGGGAAAGGCCCGCCTTGTCTGTCCCGTTTCGGCTCTTGTAGGAGAACAGGATGCTTCCTTATACTGGCGAACTTTCAGACGAAAAGCTGACCAAGTTAGTGGCGAGGGCCAAAGAGTATAACCAACCCACCCATGCCCTTCAAGAGAAGGCCCGCCAGTTCCGACGGATGCAACAGGAAGTCTCCATGCCACCAGGCACCAGGAAGACCGCCATCCAGGTCAGAAACGCCTTCATCTTTGAGATGGTTCACCGTATGAGTTCTGCCGTGATCCAGAACTTCCCTTGGGTTGAAGCCACCCCCGACGATATCACCCAGGAAGGGGAGCGCAGGGCTTCTAAGAAAGAGCGGCATACGGTTGCGGCCATGAAGAGGGCGGCACTAGAGGCGGGGACGCACCAAGACCCGTTTCCGAGGATAACCTGGGCGCAGATGGGCGACGGGATGGGGGTTTCTAAGTGGCAATATCGGCCCGACAGGTGGAAGCCCTGGCCGAAAAGGAACGGCCAGAGTGCTTCCGAGTATATGAAAGCCGTTGACCGTTGGAAGATGTCCCACTTCCCCTTTATCTGGCGCTCGGTTGATCCCCTAACTTATTACCCCCTTTATGGAGATGAGGACAAAGTATTCGTTGCGGAGATCAGCCGTAGGGCTGTGGCCGACCTTGAATACACCTTCGGCGAGGATAAGGTCAAGAACGTCACGGAACTTTTAGAGTATGGGAATAGGACAGAGAGTATTGAGTTTCAAGAACTGACCACCCTCTCTCACATCTACTATCGCGTCAACGACAAGACGATTCATAAAGTTCCTCACGGCTGCCCTTTCATTCCCTACTACGAGGCGCGGGGAATCACTACCGAGTCGAATACCCCAGGCCAAGACTCTCTACCCCTACCGTTTGGGTTGCTGAAGTACGCACCCTTGTTGGACACCATGTTTACCGTGATCGCTGAAGGGTTCATGGTGGCGGGTATCCCAACACCGTTCTTGAAAGTAGACGCTAACAGCCCCGAATATGCCAGGTTGTTCGGGCCTGACGGTAGGCCTATTGAGCAGAGTATCGCGTTGGGTCAGATCAACCCCGTCCAAGGCGATCTCACACTACCCTTAGCCCAAGCGCTCCCTACCATCTTGAACGAGTCCCTGAAAAGCATCATGGGGCTTGCCGAAGCTACCATGCTACCGCCAGCGATTCGAGGACAAGGGATCGGGTCGGACTGGTCGGGTTATCTCGCCAATACCGTCCTACACGTCGTCCTGTCTCTCTTGGCGGGGCCGCTTCACAACCACGAGGCGGCTTTGAGTAAGCAAATCCGTGATTATTGGTGGGCGATTCAACATAAGTTAGGAACCGAAGTCTGGGCTTGGGCGCGGGAGAAGAGTTCCAGAGGGAGGTGGGCGTCGTTAGGCCCGCAGGACATTCGGGACTTTTACGAGGTCTACGTCCATATGCGGCCCTCGCTCCCGCGTGACGACGCTCAGAGAGCGCAAACAGGACTGCAACTCTGGCAGGCAGGGGCCATTTCGTTGAGAACCTTCCTCACTCAATGGCTGGAAATGGACTATCCAGACGAAGAGGAAGAGAGGATCATGCTCGAACGCCTCTTCAAGAGCCCTGAGATGGACGCTCTGAGATTGGCCGCATTGATGCGGCGACTCGCTCCCGACAGCCCGATCATTCAGGAGATTATGAGTAGGCTGGCCCCTGTTCTAGAGCAGCCCGCACTACCCCCAGGCCAGCCAGGGGCGCAGCCAGGACTACAGGAAGCGGGAGCGTTCGAGGCGGGGGCGCTAGGTGGTGGGGTGCCTGGTGGCGAAGGCGCGGTGCCTTTCGTTGGTGGAAGGCCGTCTGGAATGCCGACGGCTGTTCCGACGGGACCGAGAATGGGGCCATGAAAAGGGACGACTGGGAGTGCGAGTTCGGGCCGTTTCATATCTTTGACCCAGAGGACATAGAGGTGTGCTTCGGTTGCCAGATAGTCACGTTTCATTGTGCGAATTGTGAGAGGCCGATAGCGAAGATGGCGTTGAGGGATTGCCCAGAGGAGACGCACAGAGTTCTGGCCGAGCTAGCCTTGAACCTGGGAGATGGTAATGGCCGAGAATCCCATTGAGCGTGACGTAATCGCCGCCGAGGGTGTTCTGCGCCGCGAGTTTGACATCATCGAGAAGGCGGCGGGAAACGTCGCGCCCGTTGGGAAGAGGCTGCTCACACGCCGCGAGAAGCTGATGCGCTCACTCGCTACCCCCGCGAAGACGTGGACGCCCGCGCAGAGCGAGTTCGTACTGAGAGAACTTCTGAGGATGAAAGATGGCGGAAAACCTTAAAGCACTCGTTCAGAAGAAGCTCCAAGACAGGGGATTGAGTGAACTCTGGCCCGTGATTGACCGCGTGGTGCAGTTGGAATCGAGTTGGAACCCCAACGCCCATAACACTAAAGGCGAGGACTCGGTTGGGCTGTTCCAGTTGAACCGCGCTGGCGGCTTGGGGTCGGGTTACTCAGTAACCCAGCTTATGACGCCTGAGACCAACATCGAAATCGCCCTGAGCGCCATTGAGGGGGCGCTGAAGGGCGGTAAGAGCGTAGAGCAGGCCCTTTCCCCCTGGACAACCTCAAAGACGGCACTACAAGGTGGTGGAACTATGACAGAACCGATAACCGCAGCAGGTGGTGTAACTATGGCGAAAAATCAGTCTTTTTGGGATTGGCTAGAGGAACAGGGATTTATATCTGGGCCGCAGAGCTATGTCATCGAGGCGACGGGTGAGACCGTCACCCTTCCAGGTGGGGGACTCAAAGATGGTGTTACCGCCAATATGATCAATGATCTCTGGGCGCAATTCTCTGGTTCTCAGGGGGCAGGCGCGACACCACAGGAAACCGCAGTCAGTCAACAGGGCCTTGACATAGCACTCGCTAAGGCGCGGGCAGAGCTGAAGGAAAAACCCTTAGAGTGGGTTGCGCAGAAGTTTGCTAACGACATCGCCGCACTACAGGAGGGGCGCAGCACAGCCGAGTACGCGCAAGAGTACGCGAGTAACATTGCGCCGCCAAGTATGACTACCATGCCCTACACTGGCCCCACGAGTGCGGTCGGGCAGTTGCAGCAGAAGATCGGCATGACGCCATCACCCGCCCTCCCGCTACCGCTCGCCCCTGCGAGCGGGCCTTATGAAGCATTGGGTCAAGCCCAGCAGTACGTTCCCCAATCGCCCAACTTGCAGTTCAATGCACCATCGCTTCCGCAAAGCGCACCCAACCTTGCGGGCCTCAGCGGCTTCCCGCAGACGATGGGTGGGGATATGAGCGGCATGGGTGGGGGCATGGGAGCGGGCATGGGCATGGGAGCGACGGCGGGAGTTAGCCCATCGACGCTGCCTGTGGATATTAGGCAACTGTTCTCTGGTTCGCAGATTCCGACTAGTGGAACCGCTGGGATGATGGGATGGGGGAACTCTTTGCTACAGGCTATTCAGATGCTTGGCCTTAGAGGGGCTATGGCAGGGCAAGTAGCACAACTTCCGATAGGAGCATGATATGGCTGGACAATACGGCGCAATTAACATTCCTCTACCCGAAGAGAACTACTTACTTGACTCCTACCTCGTGGGTATCGGTATGCAGGAGGAGGCAGCTACCACTCGGTTTAGTGCTCAGGAGCAGCGGCTTCATAGCGAATTTCTCGCGGACTTGGATAGGTTGGAGGAAGAGGCTCAGCTTCAGTATCAGCAGGCCGTTGAGGTTGCCCGTATCTACGCAGGTGCGGACAGCGACTATGCGCGGGCTGTTGTTCAGAAAGCCAACATTGACGCCCAGGCAGCGATTGACGCAGCCAACATCGCCGCCGCTGCTAAAAAGTATGACGCCGATACCCAGTTGAAGATCGCCAAGATGACGACTGGTTTGGAGCGGCAGCGGATTGCCGCTGTCGAACTGGCGCAGCCTGGGGATTGGCTGGCTCGTGTCGGTTTCTTCCGAGGCCAGACGCCAGAACAAGCAAAAGCCCTTACTCAGTATGGCGGCGGGACAGTGTTCGGCGGGCAGATTCCAGGGGCAGCAGAAACGACTACGCTACCGCGTCCTGCATACGGAGGTTATCCCCAAGGTATCGCAGGAGAGGCGGGGCCAGAGGTTGTAACAGCTACGCCCGAAGGTGTGCAGATTAAGCCCATAGCCAACCCAAGACAGAGACTACCGAACCTGCCACGCTTTCAGTATGGGGGTAGTATGCCGTATCCTCAGTGGGGGAAACCTCTTACTAAGCCGCAGTTGCCCAGTTTGAATCAGCCTACCAATCCTGCGACATCTAGCTGGCAGAAGCAACCTAATTGGGGGCAGCAAACCGACACGGCCACGCCCGCTGCCCCAGCAGAGTCGCCCGTCAACCAGCTTCCATTCCTTCAGTATGCCCGCGCTGGCGGGCAGCAGGCAGTTGCGCCTTTCCAGGCATGGACAGGGCCGACGACAATCCCAGCGGCGGGAATTACAACCGATGTTCCTCCGCCCTGGCAATACAACATCGTTCAATATCAGAACATGAGCCGTCCTGAACAAGCGATGCTGGCGGCAACTTGGCGCGGGTTGGGTATGATTGCGGGCGCGACGGAAGAAGAGATGATCGCCAACGCTTATGAGGCAATGAGCCGTTCGGCCTGGACTGGGGCGCAGATTCCCGCCGTTACTCAGTATGGGAGCTGGTAGTGCCCGAATCCTGGGAGAGCGCATCCGACGCTGAGTGGGAAGACCTTGAGCACGAGATTCTGCGCGTCTTCGGGGTTGGCCCGCGCCCGATACAAGAGGCGATAGGCAAAGTCCTCGAAGTCAAGCCGCCCGTTGAGAAGAAAGCCAAGGCGCTTTCCCTTGAGATGTTAGGTGCCACCAAGCCTGCACCAACGACGGTCGAAGAGAAGATAAAGGCTGAGGGTTGGGTTCCGTTAGCCACTAAGAAGGCGGCTGAGGAGCAAGGCCCACCCGCTAATATCTTCGAGCAGGCCACAACGCCGCTCCTGCCCCATCCCGCGAGAGAAGCCATTAGTGGCGTTCCCATTGTTGGGCCAGTGGCCGAACCTATTATTTCAGGACTAACTAGCCCCGCTGGAATGGCTGGCGCTTTCTATTTTCCTGGCATAACCGCTGGCATGGTTGCGGGCGGGATAGCTGGTGGTACAGCAGGTGCGGGTTTGGAAGAGGCAGGCTTTAAGCCTGAAGTAGAGATAGGCCCTACAACCTGGGGGCCTCGTGGCGTAGGTGAGTTAGCAGGCACCCTCGCTGGCCCTGCGGCCATTCCCGCTCTCGTACGTGCTACTGTGCGAGGCGCAGCCGCCCTACCAGAGATAACTACGGAGCGCGTGATGCCTGCTGCGCGGCGGGCATTGCTAGAGGAGGCAGGGGGGCCTAAGTGGAAGCCACCGAAGGGGCCACAGCCCGTAGGCAAGGAAGAGGCAATGGCTCGTTGGCGGGCAGGCTTAGGCGCTGGGAAGCCACCACCAGGCAAGCCACCAGTTGCGCCGCCCCCCACGGGCGATTCGGGCACAGCACTCAACGATTACTTCGCGGGCGCTCCCGCAAGCGAAAAGGCCCAGCGAACGCTCATACGACGATATGAGGGCGAGGTAGCATTAGAGAGGGATTTGTATGGGCAAGAGCTTATCCAGGCTCGTAGGCAGGCTGGAAAGGCTCCGCAGTATTTCTCTGCAACCGAATCGCCCCAATCGGCAGACATCATTCAGGTCATAGATTATCCAGGGCCAATCGAGGAAGCTATCGCCAAGATTGGCCTTCCGCCCGAAGCCGCTGAGACAGCCCGCACCCTGCGTCAAATTCTGGATCAGGAAACGGCGAAGATGAAGGCCATGATCCCAGGCTTTGAGGGGCGTCAGTGGTATTACCCGCATGAGTATGTGCCTGTTACCGAGAAGGTGGCAGTAGGTCGAGGCGGTGGGCGGGGTCGGTTCGGAGCCAAGCCTGGATTCACGCGCCAACGGAAGCTAGAAGGGACAATCTTAGATAATTTGGCTGAACGGCCAGACCTGACACTCAAAACGTGGGATGCCATTGAAACCGTTGAGCGTCGCGTCTATCGAGGGATCATCTATCGTCAGCAAACGGTCATGCTTCAAAACTTGAAGCGCACTGGCCTAGCGTTGCCCGCATCTGAGGTAGTTGAGGAAAGTTGGCGTGTGCCTAAGATTGGCCCTGCGTTCGAGAGTAAGCCAGTACCAGGCAAGCCAGACGTTTACACACAGCCCTGGGCTGTTCCTCGTGATATCGCCAAGGCTCTGGAAGATCACTTCGGCACGTCTGCCTTCAATGCGAATGTTCCCCTACGTGTCATGCGTGAGGCCATTGCAACGGCCAAGTTCGTTAAGGTACTCGGCGGCCTCTTCCAGAATATCGACTATTCGACACGAACGCTGGGCTACGCTACCAAGTATCGAGACATCGCCATGATTGGGGAGGTTCCCAAGGCTCTTGCTAGGGCTTATGTTCCTGGCTTGGACGCCAGGGTTCGTGCGCTGGAACTCAAAGACCCGATCATTCGGGCTTTATATCGACATGGTTTGAACCGCGAGGCTGGGCTGGGATTTGTCGGCCCTGAATACGAGAGAATAGCGGGCGAACTCACTATCTACAAGATTCCGATACTCGGAAAGGCGGCAAAGGCTTTTGGGAGTGGAACCTTCCGTAACGCTCACAACTCATTTGTTACTGGTCTTGGAAGACGGGTGACACAGAATTACATGAAGGGTGGACTGTCACTGGACGAGGCGGCTGCCAAGGCTGCCCTTAATATCAATGAGAGTTTTTCGTCTCTTCCTAATTGGCAGAGTGCCTTCCGTAACCCGACGACACGAGACTTTATGCGAACCTTCGTGTTCTCGATGGCTGAACAAGAATCATGGATCAGGATGCCCTTTAGACAGAAAACCCTCCTTGTGTCCATTCTTTTCGACGTGGTAGCAGCGGCCAACATTCTCAACTACGCTTGGCATGGTGAGTTTCTACCCGCGAGTGCCTACAAGCCGTTCGAGAATATCCCAGGCGTTGACTATGATCCAACAAAAGAAGGCCCCAAGATGTTGGGCTACAACACTGGTTTCCTGCGGGCTGAACTCCCCTACGCAGGGCCACTGGGCAGAAAGGAATACCTTGATCTTCTTGGTCAGGCCGACACCCCAATCCGAATCCTAGCCGATCCTGAGTTCGCCGCTGTAACTAGGCTAGGCCAGCTTCCCAGCGCCGTGATGCAGGCGTATAAGGGCGAGGAGACCTTCGGGGAAAAGAAAATTGAGGGATTGCCAGGATGGGGTAAGTTCGCCGCCAAACAGGTAGCCCCAATCCCCGCAACTTCGGTCTTTGAGGAATCCCAACGTATCGGAACGGTTGGCGCTCTACTTCAAGCTGCTGGACTCAATGTTTCCGCCGAGCGGCTAGGGCCTCTTTTCCTTCGTCGTTACAAAGAACTGACAGGCAAGGATGAGAAGCCAGATATCGGAGAGATACGGGAGGCCATTAACCAATACCCTGAACTTTTGGATATCCAAGTCGAACGGGAGAAGGCTGGCGCAAAGTTGGGCGGCGATATACAGGCCGAACTTCTTGCCCGACGCGACGAAACTGAAGCTCAGTTGGCACAGATGATTCAGTCAGGCCAAGCTACAGGCGTAGAGTTCCGCGACGCCTACAAGGACTTTCAAGCAGAGCGGCGCACCCTTAACGAACAGCGTGAATACAAAGAGAGGGAGGCAGTAAGCCCAGAGGAAGACATCGCCTTCAAGTATTGGGACGTTGAACTCCAAACGGGTGCTGACGGCCTATCGGACTGGGACACCTTCTTTGCCGAACGCGATGCCATCTTACAAGAGAACGCTGACAAAGTACCCGTCCAGACGATGAAGACGTGGTTGCGGGATTACGAGGCTAACTTCTGGCGCGACGATACTGTGAGGGCCAAGGTAAACGAAATGCTCGACGCCGAGGCCGTCATGGAGACGTACTACAGCATTCCAGCCAAACAAGGTATGTCTGCTGAGACTGGTAATCGGGCGGCGAAGATAGTGGCTAAAGCGCAGGCTACGGCCAGCGGCACGGGATTGTCATTTGAGGAAGCGCTGGCAAAGGTGGTGCAGAACAAGGGTGAGTGGGAAATAGCTCTCTTGTTCCGACAGTTGCCCGACAGTCCTGTGCGTAAAGCCTACAAGACGAAACACGCTGCTGCCTTCGTTTGGTTCTCTGACGTTCCATTGGGCATTGAGGTGGGCCAACTGGAAACGGCAGGCATAAGATGATGTGGTTTCTAAGGACAATCTCCCTGGTTCACACATGATTCCTTCAGGTATGCACATGGCTCCCACAGGAATAGCATCACAATGACGATGGCAATCAGTAGAAATATCCATCGTGGCGGGACACTCCAGAAGTTTATGAGATCGATTAGCCCTCGCCTTAACCATTGCCAGTATTTGTTCATATCCGCACCTCCAACGGATCATAACACACCAGAATTGACAACGGGAGAACCACTGGTATAATTTAAAGCGTAATCGAATAGGCATTTAGGCCGATAGCAGGAAGCGAGGCCGACGCATTTTGCGTCGGCCTTTTTTGTTAGGAGTTGAAATGGCGAAGAAAGCACAGCCTTCCACGCTTGAGGAGACGCCACTTCCAGTGCCAGAGGCCGAGCCTTCGGAAGTCCCTACGCCAGTAGAGACAGAGGAGGCCAAGCCGAAGGAAGAGGGAGAGGTAGAACCTGAGCCAAAGGAGGAGAAGCCCGATTTCGCCACCCTGCTCGCTGGGCTGTCTAAGGATGAGCGCAAGGCACTTCTCAAGGAAAACCTTGGGGAAGAGCTTTCGAGCTTGGAGCAGGCGGCTAACGACAGGGCGTGGGAGAAATTGCGGGGCGAGCAGCAGCGCCGAGTTCAGGCCAATCAAGAGCTTCAGGACACCTTGAAGAATCTTGATGGGGCAGAGGACGACAACAAGAGGGCGGGCCATATTCAGGCTTACGCCGACAGGATGCTTCAGACGGCATCGCAACAGTGGGCTTTGGAGGCGCTGGATAACCTACGGGAATCCCTTGGCGTGTCGCGTGAGGAGCACGACGAGATCGTTCTGCGGCTTCATCAGGCGGCGTCTAGGGAGAACCGCGTAGCGACCTTCGGGGACTACGTGAAGCACGTAACGGGAGAGAAATTCATGCCTAGGCAGGAAGTCAAGAAGGCGCTCAAGGAAGAGGTTAACGCCATCCTAGAGGAGCGTTTGGGCAAAGAGAGAGACAAGGAACCATCTCCCGTTTCTTTGGGGCCAGGGGAGCCTTCTAACCAGGAGGCAGCGGACAACAGAACCTTATCTGACCCTAATGCGACTGGCGAGCAGAAGGCAGACGCCTTTGAGCGACTGTATGGATACCGCCCGCGAAACATTTAAGGAGATTTAAATGGCCGCAGGCAACACCACAACGGGGTCACTGGCTGACAGCCTGCCTACCATTATCGCTGAGGCACGAGTGGTCAGGGAGTTTCCAGGCCAGGTGCCGAAGTTGGCAGACAGGTATCGTCTGGATGAAGGCGAAGGGCTCGACTGGAACGAGATCGCCCTTTCCCAGATGAATGCTCAGGCCGTGACTGAGACTACGGTTCTGGACAATCCCCAGCAGTATGCCGACACGCTCCTGACGATCACGCCGACCGTGACGGGGATCACAACCATCGTGACCGACCGCACCTACAGGCGGATCAGCAAGAACGTGGCGGGGCAGATGGGCGGGGTTGCCCAGGCCGCTATCGAGAGGAAAAAGGACGAAGACGGGCTAACAACCCTGGACGGTGCAACGATTGAGTTGGGGGGCACGGGAACCCCTGTGGAGTTCTCCGACTTCTCGCACGCTGTTGACAGGGTGAAAGTTGGAGACTCAAACGAGCCGTCCAACAGCCCGATTTATGGTGTGCTTCACGCCTACCACATCACCGATGTCAAGGATCAACTCGTGGCAGGTATCGGCACCTACAACATCCCCAAGGGCATTTCGGAAGACACGTTCAAGCGTGGCTTCAATGGAACCCTTGGTGGAGCCAACATCTTCGAGGACGGCAACATCGCCATCGACACCACCCCCGATTGCAAGTCCTTCATCTTCGCCCGCTTCGGGCTGATTCTCGTAGAGGGCCATTCCCTCCGTTCCGCAACTAAGCGGCGCGACGAATATGGCGGTGGAGCCGACCAGCTCTTCATCTATGACGAATACGCCTATGGCGAGCGTTTGGCGGCTGCAACGACAGGCGCTTTCATCGCTGAGA